CACCACGCGATCCAGCTCTTCCAAGCTTCCGCCCAGAGGGCCAGCATATTCCCAGCCATAGTTCAATGCATCGCGGCGAAGCATGTGCTTGCCAGTGAGACCGCTTCTGCTCTTAAGCCATTCAAGGTGAAACTGACTGCCGTCAAAATTATTTTCAGGCTTGGTAAGTTTTACCACTTCGCTAACATTATCAACAAAGCTTGTTGAGTCACGAAGTCCTCCGCTTTTGTTCAAATGGTGAAGAATGAGAATGGAACATTTGTAAGTGTTGGCAATATCACGCAGACCATAAATAACATCGCCAGCATTACTTTTAATTAGATCCACGTCCATGCCCGCAAGGCAGGCAGTAAGGGAGTCAATGGTGATAAACAAAGGGCGATGCTTGCGAACGTAATCTTCCAACTGTCGCATGTGAGCAAAGCGCCAAGTCTCCCAGAATGCAATGGTGCCAGGGTCCAGACCAGCATCTTCATAGCCAATCACGCCAAGCTTTTCGCTGGTATCCACTAACGGCTCGTCACTTTGAATGATGAGGCTTTTGCCTTTCATGCAGCGCCGTCCAGACCATGGCGTACCAAGGGCAATGTGCAGCGCCCAGTTGTAGGCGACGGTGCTCTTGCCGGTGCCGCCAGAAGCTGCTAGCAGCATCACAGTGCCAAGCGGCATGATGCCAGCAATTAGCCAGTCGCGAGCTTTGTCGGAGTTGGCAATGGTCAGAGCATCAATGGTTTCAATTTCTTCCCTGCCATATATGCGTCCTTTCGCTTCTTCAATGATCTTGTCAATGTTTTGCTGATTCATCTTCACTGCACGCTGCTCCAACCATGAGCTGGTTTCGTAAGCAATGCGAGCATCATTGGCATAGAGGCCAACGAAATTCTCTACCGTGGAGATGATCTCCTCGTAAGAGGGCTTGCCGTCTTGATTCTTGTGGCGGCTCTTGGTGACAATGGAAGAAAGCAGTTCATCTTTCGTGGCGCCTTCTTCAATGTAATCAGCTAAGTCATAGCCATTTCCGGGCGGGAGATTGTCCCATTCCCACGAACGCGGATCGGCATACAGCCATGATGCTCCAGGGTTGTCATTGGCGATTTCTGCCATGAAGGCCACGCCTTGTTCATCCCTGTCGGGAGCCAGGACAATCTTCTGTCCCTTGAAAAGCTGGCTGTAGTCGCCGTTGGTACGATATTGTTTCGATCCGCCAAGGAAGGTAACAGCAGGCAAGCCAATAGCCCAGCAGGCTTCGCAAGTGAGTTCACCTTCAACGACGACGATGGGCAGGCCAGTCTTCTGACTTTCCTCAACGGCTTCCGAATATTTGTACGGCAAAATGCCGGCCTTCATCTCCTGCAAGAGCGCCTTTTGGTTGGTTGCGTCCGATGGGATGGTGGGAAATTCTTGCCAGATGCGTTTTGAGCCGCTCGAATCGTCTCGATGCACCCGAACGATTTCTTCGCGCTGTTTGTTGTAGTAGGGGAAGTGATGCGAGCCAGTCTCCCTGTAGGGCTTTTCCCATCGCACCATTGGAGCCAGCACATTGCGAATGTCGGCCCTGTGAGCGGAGCTGGGGTCGTGCCAGCAGTTGTAGCCGCCTGTGGTCTTGTTCACTGTGAAGTCGTTGCCGCCGCATGCGGGGCAGACGAACTTGCCCTTCTCGTTGCTGGGCTCGAGTTGCTCGAGGAAGTCGAGGATGTTAAAGGCCATGCAGCATGGGAGGAATCAGACCATCATGCCATCGCGAGCCTGCTGCCGCAAGGCTTGTGGGCCATAAGAAAAGCTAATGGTTGAAAGGGCTTGCAGGAGGGCTTTGTGGGCCTATGCTCGGGAAGCCCTCGACAAAACCATGCCCATCAGCCTTTATGAAGGCGGCAAGCGCCGCCGCCACCTTACCCTCTCTGACCAAGCCTATGCCCACCTTTCGGCCATTTCAAGCGCCGCCCAACTTAGCAAGTCCGAGGCCGTGGAGCGGATTCTTCGGGGCTTCAGCTTCTACGAGGCGGACATCCTTAAAGACGAAGTGTGGCCCAACATCATCGACCATTCCATTCCCGGAGACCATGGAAACTAAAACTCTCTTTGTTTCGGAGATGATTCTCCTGCTGGAGCAATGCGTTGCAGAATTTGGCGACATGCCTGTTGGGGCGTATTCTGCTGAATACTGTTACGAACTGGGCAGAGCCGAAGACCTTATGAGCGTGTCTTTGCGGGTGATGAGTTCTTACTCAGGATCATCAGCGGAGAACCTGCCTGGAATCGATCTCTCAAGCGATCGCTCTTGCACCCTCGACGACAAATTCCTTACCATCTTTTACAACGACAAATGAATGTTTCCGAACTGCGCGAAATCCTTGCCAAGGCTGAAGCCCAGCATAGCCCCGACATGCCCATTCTTCTCTGCTTTGAAGAAACGGCTATTGATGAGGGTTATGAAGAGGCTTCCACTGAAGGCATTAGCGATGTGCGAATCGTGGAAGATTGGCCTCTTCCTGGTACGAGCCTGACCACTTATGAAGGCGAAAAGCCCAAGAAGCTTGTCATTTTCTATGACAATCATTACAAGCTCGACTCGTCCATTGTTAAATGAACCACTCCTTCCTCTCCTACGACCCTGCTAGTTTTGCTTCCATGACTCTTCCCGTGACTGCCGTGAACGAAGCCATGCTCACTGAGCGCATGCTTGGCCATTTTTCGCCCCTTGACATTTCTCCTGAAGCCTTTAAGAAAGCTTACGAGCTTCCCATTGGCGATCACGTTGAGAAGAACTACAAAGGGCTCTCCTACCTGTCTTGGCCTTTTGCCTTCCGCTACCTTAACGAACAATTTCCTGGCGTGTTCGTGGCCTTTGAAGAAAAGGAAGCTGGCTGGCCAGTATTTGGCCGAGAGGGCTGCTGGCTACTGCGTCCTTATTTAACGGACGGCATTAGACGCACTCCTGCGTTGGTGTTCCCCGTGATGGACAACAAGCACAATGCAGTGAAGGAGTTGGATGCTCGTCAAGTGAGTGACAACATCCAACGTGCCAGTGTTAAATGCATTGCCACCTTCACCGGCCTTGGCCTCAAGCTTTACGCAGGTGAAGACATTCCTAAAGCCGATGAAGAAACAACGTCCAGGCTCCCGCTCCAACAGGAAAGCCCGAAGCCTGAAGCGCGGACTGTCGCGAAGGAACAAAAGGCTGCAGAGCCTGCTGCAGCATCTGGAGGCGATGGGACTTCTGCCTCTAATGGAGCCAGTGAGTTCGATGGCAAAGGAGCGCTTCTTAGCTTCTGCAAAGCCAATCCTCTCGGCAAAGCTGATGAGCGTGCAAGCCTGATGCTAGGCAAGAATGCGCTGCAGGCCCTTGGCTTGGCGAAAGGCGAAGACATTCAGGATGGTGAAATGTTTGCCAATGTCATCAGCACCATGGTCACTTCATGGACAAAGGAAGAAGGCATCAAGATTACAAAGGTGGCAATGGCAAAAGAAATTGATTGCCTGCGTGCCGCTTGTCTTGATGGGGCTGATGCTGCCGTTGAATGGGCTAAGGCGTATGTGGAGGGAAAAAAGTAGACAGAGCAGCAGCCAGGCTCGCAAGAAGCTTTGCGGGCCTGATTGCCTGCGACGAAGACGGAAATCCTCTCGATGAACATTATGCGTTTTTATGAGATCAAGCATTGCCCCGAATGCGGCAGTCTCTGGCACGACACGCCCATTCCAGAAGAAAGCCGCCATTTATTTGGTGGCTCCAAATGGTTCAGCCGCGTGATTCTCCTGTCGTCATGGGAGACGGACAAAGGCTATGCCTATCAATGCCCAGACTGCGGCACCACTTGGGACCGTGACACTGGCGCGATCATTGACCACCCCAAAGTAAGTCTTTCGTTTCCCCGACCATGAAAATCGTTCTCATTTTCTTCTGCTTTTTGCCCATCACTGCTGCAGCTTGCAACCAGCCCATCATCAAAAACGGCTCCTGCCCTCTTGGCTACTACAGCTCTGGCGGCTATTGCATTCCCAGTCGTTGACGGTACAGTGGCTTGTCTAGACCTTTGTTTGGCAGCCACCGTGCCTTCGTTTGAGCAGTTTGAGCCGAAGCGCATCAGCCTCAACGGCAAACGCCACTACATCAACGAAGGGTTTCCCAACGTGCCGGAGGGTGTCGTCCTACCTTCCGTCACTACCTTCCTTTCAGCCATGGCTCCCGTAGCCAAGGTGATGGCCCTAATTAACTGGCGCAAGCGTGTGGGAGCTGATGAAGCCAATCGCCGCACTCGCCTTGCAGCCAATCGTGGCACCTGGATGCACGGTGTGCTGGAAGATCATTTCGATGGGGAAGATATTGAGCACCACCTTGACAAAGCTCCCGACTGGCGCCCCTACTTTGAAGCAGTAGAGCCATTCCTGGAGGGCATTCAAGAGCCGCTGCTAGTGGAGAGTGCCGTGGCCTGGTATGACGCCGGCCTTGGCATTGGCTATTCAGGCACGCTCGACATGGTGGCGCAAATGACCGGCGGCGCCATTGCTCTGGTCGATTGGAAGACCAGCTACAAGGAGAAACCTGACTACCAACTGGCCGACTACAAGCGGCAGCTAGGCGCCTATTCCATGGCAGTAGAGCAAATGTACCAGCAACCGATTGACGAGGCATGGTGCGTTATTGCCTGCTACGACCCCGAAAACGAAGAAAGCGAGCCGTCATTGCAGCTCGTCCACCTTGACGGCTTTGAACTGATCAACCAGCAGCGCATCACGGCAGACACTGTTAAGAGATATTTCAAAGACCACTACCCAGGAGGCAAGGCATTTGCGCTCACCATGGATAGGGGGTAAGATTGGCAGGCCCACAAAGGGCTCCATCACTCCTCAGGAGAAACACCATGGCTGGAAAGCCTCCAATCACTGCTGCCATCGACCTCACGGTTGACGTTCTGAAGGCCCTTAAGGAAGCAGGCCCCAACGAGCGCGGCAACTATTCTCTCGACATGGCTGTCTGGCCGAACGAGCGCAAGACTTCCGACCGTGCTCCTGGCTTCACTGGCTCTGTCAAGGTGAAAGGCCAGAAGGAAGGCGCCAAAGGCTATGCCAGTCTTTGGGACAATCGTGAAGGCGGTTCTGACGATCTGTTCTGACCATGAGATATGATCGCGAATTTCCCGTCATGGCAGTAGTCACTGTCACGGGAGTTGCATTGGTCGCCTTTTTCTTGATTGGCGGTCCCCAATACAACGTATGGAGGGAAAGCCTCAACGGCAAGGCTGAACTTCAGAAAGCTGAATACACGCGGCAAGTAGCCGTTCTCGAGGCTCAAGCAAAAATGGATTCCGCATCCAGGCTTGCAGAAGCTGAAGTTGAACGGGCCAAGGGCGTTGCTGAAGCCAATCGCATTATTGGCGATAGCCTTAAGGACAATCCTCGCTACCTCCAATACTTGTACATTACAGGCCTTCAAGAAGGCAGCGAAAAAGGCAATCGTACCATTTTCGTCCCCACGGAAGGTGGCATGCCAGTGCCTACGCTGGACGCCAGCAAATGACCACAAGGGGCTTCGGCCCCTTTCTCTCTCTTCATTAAAACCATGCTTCTCACTGACAAGGAAATTGCCAAGCTCGCAGAGCTGGACATCTTCCTTCCTTTCGTAGGCGAAAAGCGACGATCGCTTGACTGTGGAACCAAGGCCATCTCGTATGGCCTTTCCCAGGCAGGTTATGACATTCGCCTGTCGCCTGACCAGTTCCTGATTTTCGATGGGAAAGACTACAAAGGGAAAAGCAAGCCAACGCTTGACCCTAAGCTCATGCCAATCACTGGCTATGAAGCTTGTCTGAATCATGGTCCCTATGGAAGTTGGTTCGTCCTGCCTCCCCATAGCTTTGGCCTTGGCGTGAGCCTGGAATTGATTTCTATGCCCCCGTCCATCATGGGGCTATGCGATGGAAAATCCACCTACGCTCGCTGTGGCATCATCATCAACGTGACGCCCATTGAACCTGGCTGGGCCGGCCATCTCACCATGCACATTGCCAATCCCACGGCATTTCCCGCTCGCATCTATGCGAACGAAGGAATTGTGCAGGTGATGCTTTACCAGCTCGATGGTGCCGTGGAAGAGGCTTATTCCGGCCACTACCAGAACCAAGGGGCTAAAGTCACTTTGTCGATGGTTGGCTAAGATGGGTTCATATGGCAAGGTCAGTCGTTGCGCGGCAAGCCGTGGTCAGGATTGGCGCGGTGCGGTGTGGCTAGGGAGAGGGGCTTCGGCCCCTTTCTTTATCAAAGCAACTACAGTGCATTTAGTTGCCGTCTAATTGGTGAGCGCTCTTGAAGATCAGTTTCTCAGCCTTTGGCAAGCGCATTTCCCAAAGTTAATTCTTGAAAGAGAATTTTCTGATATTGATGCGTGGGAAAAAGATTTTCAAGAGCGCTATTCCCGCAGCAAACGATCGAAACGGTATCGCCTTGACTTTGCTCATCCCCTCTCTCGCACTGGCATCGAAATCCAAGGTGGCGTTTACAGTCGTGGCCGCCACGTCACTGGCTCTGGTTATGAGCGCGATTGCAAAAAATATAATCTCGCGTATACAAGCGGCTGGACAATCTTCCTCCTAACTTCTACCATGGCCAAAGACTCGGCCTGGCTTTCTTTGATTGCTTCGCATATTGTTGCACAATCTCAGCGGCCTCGTTCATAAGTTCATCTGCCGCCCGTAAATCAAGCTCTTTCTTGGCTAGCGCCTGACGAAGCTGAATGTTTTCCAGCATCATGCTCTGCAGGGCTGTGTTCATAGTGGACCAGCCTTCAAGCAAATTCTTTGCTACTGGCTTCAACTGATCCAAGCTTGAGCATTCGTCAATGGCTCGTTTGTTTACTGTCAAAGCAAACTGACGCTCTGCTGAATGCTCGAACGGTCCCATAATGCCCCGCTTGATCTGACCATTGTAGACCATCTCCACTGGAATACAAAAGCTCATGCATTCGCCCTCCTTTGTTGTCTTTAGGCTAAAGCAGCATGATGGTCGCAAGAGTTTTGTCAAGGCAGTGGATGATGGTAGGAATGCCGAAAAAGAAGGTTCGGACTGCCAGAAAGTCTTGCGCCCACTGAGCAGAAAGCATAGACTGCCGCAGTTGCCCAAGAACTATGCATGGACCATTGGAGAGCGAGTGGTACTGGTCACCCTCACAGGGGCTGGTATGGTGCCGACAAGCCTCTTCGGCGTCTTCCAAGGTTTTGTTAAAGACAATGGAAGAAAAGCGGCAGTGGTCGCCTGGGAGCGAAAGGATACTCTCGTCTCTAGTACAGTGGCAATTCAACGCATCCGCCCCATCGCCTTCGTTCCTCAATGACTGTCTCTGACGACACAGCCACAAAGCTTGGACGCCTTGTTGGTTTAAGCATCAGCGCATTTTTGATCACTTGCCTGCGTGCATGGATGTTAAGCCTTTGCGCCGCCATTCTTTTCCCGACCTTTGCGCTCGGCTTTTGGCAGTGGTGGCTCCTTGCTTTTACCTTCCGCCTGATGACTGGTACTGATCGCACCTCCAATGACTAATTTCCCTTCCATTGATCCCCTTAAAGACGGCAAGAGCCTCGTGGCTCTCATCGACTCCATGGGCAATAGTTTGTCCGTGGTAAACGATGCTCGTCAAAGCTTTGACAACAGAAAAGAGCAATGGGATGAGAAGGACGAAAAGCTTCTCAACTATCTTGCTCGTGAGCACCACACAAGCCCATTTCGTGGCGTGGTGTTCAAGTGGCAGGTGAAGGCGCCTTTATTTGTTGCTCGTCAATGGTGGAAGCACACTGTCGCTTCTACTTACGTTGACGATCAACTTGGCTGGAACGAAAAGAGCTTCCGCTATTGCTCAGCGGAAGATGCTCAGTTTTACATGCCTGACCAGTTCCTAGGACAATCGGAGAGCAACCGTCAAGCGTCTGCAGGCCCCGTTAGCACCAGCGCACAGTCAAGGGCCAGGCTCTTCTATGTGCAGGGCGTAGCGACGGCCAAGGCGGCCTATGAGGAGCTGATTGCAATGGGAGTGAGCAAGGAGCAGGCTCGAGCTATTCTGCCTCCTGCCATGTACACCAGTTTTGTCTGGACATGCTCGCTGCAGGCTTTGCTGCATTTCATCAGCCTTCGCATTGGCAAGGGCGCTCAGTATGAAATCGTGGCCTATGCCGAGGCTTTGTTAGAGCTTGCTCGCCCCATCGCTCCTGAAGCCTTTGCGGCTTTTGAAACCAACAACTACCAATTCTGATCATGCACGATCCCGTGAACAGCCCGTCGCACTATGCCAGCGGCGCCATCGAAGCCATCGAAGCCATCGAAGCTTCCATGAGCGGAGAAGCCTTTAAGGGCATGCTCAAGGGCAACATTCTGAAATACGTTTGGCGCTATGAAATGAAAAATGGCGCTCAAGACCTCAAAAAGGCTCAGTGGTATCTCGATCGCTTAATTGCCATGGTCGAGACAGAAGAAGTGAAGGCCAATGACACGGCGACGAAAGTGCTAGCCATCATGCGAGAAAGCTTGGGCTTAGAAGAAGAATGCACAGACGGCTTTTGTCCCATGCCCTCCGTCAGGCAAGGTCCTTCAGAACTGTTCGAGCCAATTAACTAGCAAGCTTTAATTGCGACAAAGGCGGCCACAAAGCCGCCTTTTGCTTTTCATCATGCACTGGCACGATTCGCTGCGTTTGCTCCATCCATTGCTCCCACTCTCCAATGTCTGTATGAGCACTGATGAAGCTATGAGCATGCACCCACGCAAGAAGTTTTTCTTCCCGCTCTGGCGTCCAAAACTTCTGTGGTCGCCACCATTCAAACACTGGCAGGCTCCCCTTGCTCGCATTGCAGGACAGGCAAGCAGGAGCGCTGTTCCATTTTGAAAAATGCGGACCGCCTTTGCTTTTGGGAACAATGTGGTCGATGGTCAAATTTTCCGTCCACTTTCCGCAATAGGCACAGGCACAGTGACCAAATGGACCTCGCAGGAAGTAGTCTTCAAAAATACTTTTTCGGAAACGACGCTTAGCTTCTCCAGGGCGTAATTCACAAAGGGAATAAAGAAGAAAGTCGGCCTCATTTCCTTTCCCCATGGCGAAATAAGTTGTCTTGCCTTAAGCCTACCCAGAAAAACAACGGCGTGGGAATTGTTTAGAATGGACAAAAAGCTTGCACGCAATGAATGCCTGGCAGGAACAACTAGCGCATTTGGCCGTGAGCATTACTGCTGGCATGCTGCTCGCCACTGGTGGCATGATGATGAGCATTGGCCAGCAGCAAGTGAAGATCACCACGCAAGTGGAGAACATTGCAGAGAAGCTTGATCAACTCACAGAAAATATTAAGGGCTTGGAAACAAGGGTGCGTTCGCTTGAAATTGGACGCTAGGCTTTAAGAAACTTTCTTTACGATCATGACTGGCGTCGAGTGGTTCGTTGTTGGCGGCATTGTCATTGCTGCTCTCGATCAGGTGATTCAACACACTCCCTGGAAGGAGAACAACCTCATTCAATTACTCCTCACTGGTCTTAAGGCTATCTTCCGCGTGAAGGGCTGAAGCCAGTGGCCACAAGCAAAGAGTTCTGGGATGAGTGTTTTCAGCTTGCCCGCAAGCACGGGGCGCGATTCCCGGAACTTGTGGCGGCTCAATGCTGTTTAGAAAGCGGCTTTGGCCAACATACTTCTGGCAAGCACAACTACCTCGGCTTAAAAGGTGGGGGCAGTGTGGTATCTACACAAGAATTTTACGATGGGAAGTGGGTGACAATCAAGGCGGGCTTCATTGATTTTCCAAGCTTATCCGCCTGCATCGAATATCTCATCACTCGCTGGTATAAAGACTATAGGCAGTTTAAGGGCATTAACAATGCTCCTAATCGTTACGCCGCTGCTCGCATGCTTAAGGAGCAGAAATACGCCACTGACCCAGAATATCCCGCGAAACTTTCGCGGCTCATGAAACAATACGCTCCCGAATCCACCACTTCTACCATGATCGGCCCAAAGAAACGCCCGCAAGATTTTGGTTTCAAGAGAGGCGACTCCCATTTGATCGTCAATGATCTAGTGGAGACGATGAAGGCTTTTTCTTTTGAAGGAAAACTACTATGGGAGATTCCCTGCTTGGCTCGTGGACAATACAGCGACTTTGAATGGAAGATTAAAAATTCTGACTGTCCTCCCGGCCTATACAAATTGGGAGCTATTTACAGAGACTATGAACGAGTCGGGAGCAACCCTGCTTACGACCGCACTCTAATGGCGTATGGCTGGTACACTTTTGACATGGTTGAGTTAGAAAATCAAGAGGCCAAGCACGGACGCTCTGGAATTTGCCTCCACGGGGGTGGGTCCGCAAATGGCTGGCCGGGCGCGTGGGCACCCAAGCAGCCGCTAGTGCCAACTCATGGTTGTTGCAGAATCTTTAACATTGATCTTCGCGATAAAGTATTGCCGCTAACCAAGGCGGGCACAGTATTTCTGTCAGTTTTCCAGGAAGGTTAAGCAACGTGCTTCCATTGCTCTTTTATTTTATGGAAAAAAGAGAAGGATGAACCTGCAGTCCTGGCTGAATGCACTGTGCTATGAAGCTGGCCTTTGGGCCGCAGGACAGTGGCCTTCGCTAGCGGGAAAGCCTTGGTTCAAGATGCTCATGGCCTATTGCAGGCCCGAGTGGACAGAGTGGAAAACAAAAGTGGTAATGGAAGCAGTGGACAAGCAAGCTGCTGCTTTGGTGAAGCAATGGGAAAAAGACGAAAGGGAAACCAAGGCGAATCAGCTTGCCGACAAGGCTCGAGAGCTATTTCCTGAAGCCACTGTTACGCCCTTGCGCGATGCCATTGTCCCTTCTGTGATGATTGTGCGCGAAGCTCCTCTAGACGCTAGCGACGACATTAAGGCTCTGGGAGGGGAACTCCGTATCACTTGGCAGCTTCCCAGTAAAATGGAAGGAGAATAGGACAGACGATGGAAGTAATCGTAGGCTTAATGCTGCTGTCCGCAGGAGCGGCTCTCACGGGCCAATTGTATCTTCGCCTAGTACATCCTCATCATCCGTCCTATAGGCCCTTCTGTCCGCTTCCAGGCCACGATAAATAGCATTGTGTAGCTCCATGTAGTGAGCTAGTCCGTCGCAATAGTCCACGCCAAAAACATCGTACATGGCATAACGATAGGAGCCCCTGTCTTTGATTTCCGCCTTGTGCATGAGCTTCATCATTTGCCTGAAGCATCTTGCTCTTTCCTCTATGTTGAGGCTGTCCCACCAAGCTTGATCCTCTGCTTGCATTCTTGTCTCTTCTGCCTGCCAAGCTCCGCGAAAGGCTTTGATTTCAGGAGTGTTCAACCAATCCACCAAAGGATCCTCCGTCAGTTTCTGTTTGCCGCTCAAGCTTACTCCTAAAACTCTCCACAATCAATAGTTACATCGTTTAGTCAATCATTTTCACAGGTGTGCCAGAAGAATCCTTATGCTGCACTTGCAGTTCAAAGGTGGCTCCTTGATAAATGGTAATATCGTGCTTGCCTGGAGTGATCATGGCGAAGCCTTAGTGCCTGTAAAATATTTTAGACAACTTCTCTCCACCCCAGCAGCCCTG